CCATTAATTGTCTGCAAAAATTGTGATTTCTTTTTAACTAAACCTTTCTTTCTACCTGGTATGTTTCCAAACTTATTAAGCTTTGCTAATTTAGTTGGTATACCAAACTTCTTTCCAGGAGATCTAACACCACCTTCTATCTGGTACTTCAGATACTTTTCAGCTGCTTCTTTTATAAACAAGACTCCATGCAGTTGCGACTTCTTAGCCTTGCTTACTAAATAACTCTTAACGGTAAATGGTGTTGGTCTGTCTAGCTTTTGCTCTGTTTGCTTCATCATAACCTTACGCGTTTGAAATAATGTTTGGTTAATAGCATTAGCTGTTGCAAAAGGTATTTGTTTCTTTTGTTGCTTATCTAAGCCCCTGGTTATTGTTTTTATATTATTCTTTATATTGACTTTCATTGTTTAACACCCCAGTTAGTCTTGCCATTAAACTTTAGACCTAACTCTGCTGCCTTACGTCTTATGGTTGAAGGACTGCATCCAAACTGCATAGCTACATGCCTAGAGCTTTTGCCCTCAATTATCTTTTGTTTTAATTTATCTTTATCTATTTTCATATATGATAATTATAAATTTTTGCGGTAGGCAATCAACTTTTTAAGATACCATTCCGCCTTTTCTAAATCCTGTATATTCTCATCCTTATACCTATTTCTATGCATATAGCGAAGTATTTGTCCTTCCAGGTACGCCTCAAAACCTTTGCTGCCAAGTTGTTGTTGTATGTAATCAATACACTCCAGGCCACCTTTAGCCTTGTTATAGTGTGGTGGTTTGTTTATTAGATCTGTCATTACTTATTCCTCCTGGTAAGCTCATTCCTACACTTCTGGACTATCTTGGGTTTACTGTTAGATCCATCAATGTATTCATTAAGTTCTTTTACAGTCATACTTTTAAGATAATAATTTTCAGTTACTATCTTCCCTGTTTGTTTACTTCTAGTCTTTATGCTTGGTCTTAGCTTTATCGCCATCTTTTTGCTCCTTTTTCTTTTTGCCAAATATGGCCTCAAAGTTTTTATCAAATTGTTCTTTATCTATTTGCATTGGGCGTTTTGTAGATCCCTTGCCTCCATGCCATTTACTCATCTATGTATTACTCTCTTGAATGTTATGTCTACTTTTCTTTTTTTAAATGTTTCTTTAGCTGCTAAGTAATCTGGGTGGATCAACCTAAACAGCTCATCAATACTAAAAAGAACTACATCTTTATCAGATCCATATAATTCTTTTAGCCTGGGTAATTGATCCAGGGAATCACAAACAATAGCAATCTTGTTGTCCTTGTATTTGTAGCATTTAAAATCGTCTTCTAATTTACTAAAACCATTAGATTCAGCTTTTTGTATTAATGCGGTATATGCCCTATACATCATTTCAACCATTTCAAATTTCTTTTGTATTGATTGGTCTATTAGTGATTCATCAAAAAACATTTGTGCTTTGCAAAACTTAATTTCTAATTGTGTATCAACACATTTAAACAATCTTTTCTTGCCACCCCATTCTGTTTCAATTTTAGATTCATAAGATCTAAAGTCTTTTAATAATTCTTTTAATGCTTCTTCTGTATATCTTTTCATTTTTCGATCATTTACAGGGAACAGGGATATACCTAAAGGTATATATCCCTTCCCTCCCTGCTAATTGTTGATTTGTGTATAAAACTTCCCTCATTCTTCCCTCAAACTTCCCTCTACTTCCCTGCCATCAAAAACAACAATCATAGAGTCATGCATAAACCTATTGCCCTTATTCTTGTTATCAATTTGATTTCCATCATTTGTAGTGCCAATAAAACATAATCTGCCTTTTATAAATCTAATTTCTTTTGCATTTGGTTTTATATGTTCATGGAATAAAATGCTGCTTGTTCTAACTGGTAATAAGCAAACACATAATTTCCCTTTTTTAGATTCAGTAATTGCACGTTTAACAAAAGCATCTTTTAATTTTCTGCTATATGGTGGGTTTATATAATTCCTGTACCCCCATTCAATTGCTAATCCATCAAATTCTGCAAATAGAGGACATGGATCAAAATCAAAATTAAACTCTGCATCTAATTCTGCATAAAGATCTTTAGGTGTTTCCCAGTTGTTGTGTTTTTCTTTATTTTTATACATTAATCAAACTTAGGTGATAGCTTGTTATATTCAGCAGATTGATAACCTACCGCTTCAACGTGTTTAACTTCTTCAATTTCAACTAATTTATATAAAATCTTTTTGATGCTTTCTACTGATAAATCATTGCCATTAGAATCTGATACCTTGCCTTTTAAATCTTTAGGGAAAAAGTAAACATCTTCTGGGTTATCTTTATTAGTAATAATTGCTTGAACCTCTAAAGCACTTAATACAAGTTTTTGCTTATATGTAAGTTTGTCCTTAGATTTAAAATCAATTTGTGTTTCTTCTAAGAATCCAGACGTTAATTCAAGACCCTCTCCAATAAGATCTACTTCTTTAAATACAAAATTCTTAGCTGACATGCCTTGCCCATCTTTATTTAGCGTTTGATCAAAAGTTACAAACATTTGGTCATTTTTATCAGTCCTTTGGACTTTAAATTCATAGTCTAAAGATGCACCAATAACGCTTGATCCTCTGGCTCTATTTCCCTCATGGCCAGAATGATGCACTAGGCAGACATTACAGCCATACGTTGCAATTAAGCTGTCTAATTGATGTATAAAATTGCCTACATCTTCCGCACTATTTTCCGAGCCGCCACCAAAATTTCTTTGAAATGTGTCCACCACTATCATACCTATATCGCCTTCTATGGCTTTAATTGCCTCAATCTCTTGTATAAGCCTTTCCAGATCATCTTTATCCCCAATCCTTACAGCTCTATCAGATAGATATAAAGGTATTCCAGATAGGCTGTATTGAGCCTGCTGCCAAGCAGATAATCTTCTTTTAACACCTCTCTGACCCTCGCCACATATGTAAAGTACAGGCTTTTTAAATGCTTTATTGCCATAAAAGTCTTGACCTGAAGCAATAGCACAACTCATAGCAATTGCTATAAAACTTTTACCACTCTTAGGACTGCCAAATATCTGCATTAGCGATTCTTCTTCACATACATCTTTTATGAGCCATTTAGGATTAGTTACTTGGCTTAGTACTTCATCTGCTCTCGTAAAGGTAATAGATCCCTTTTCCTTCTTTTCTTGTACTGCTTTTATATATTTATGTAATGATTCATGAGTAAAATCACCACGTTCAGCAGCATCCCATAAATCATCTTTATCATTAAATGTTTCGGGTGGTTGTATGACCTTAGTTTTACAGCCATTCTTCTTTAGCTCGCCTGCAATCTCATAAGCACATTTAATACCAGCCTCATCATTATCTGCCCAGATATAAACTTCTCTGCCATAGATAGCAGACCAATCTGTTTTATTCCATCCTGTAGCTCCACCATGCCAGGTACAAACATCATAATCCCATATACGTTCTGCTCCCCGCATAGCCTTCTCGCCTTCATTGACTATTACAGGCTTCTCTGGGTGATTGTTTGTTATATATAGTGGTAACAGTCCTTCTGGTCTTTTCATTAACCAAGATCCATTTGCATCTAAGCTAAATGGTGCATATTTCATTGGTAAGCCAGAATGTCTTATAACCATAAAGTTATCTGCATACTTAACCTTTACCTCTGCCTCCCTGTAAAGATTAACCATCTGATCCCTAGAGAATGAACGCCCACCACCAGTTCTAGCAATAGGGGTAACGCTAGGACTTATAGTGGATGGTAGTGGACGTTCGTAACCAAACTGTTTTAATACATCTGTAACATCTTGACCGTGCTGCTCAATCAACCACTTAACACCACCGCCCTGGCCTTGCTCGAAGTCATAAAATGTACCTGCTTCAAGGTTTAGGGTTAAAGATCCTTTATTATTCCAACGCCATTCATTAGACTTTTGGACTTTAGGTTCTCCAAGTAGCCTTCTGGCTATCTCTGGTGCTAGTTTTTGCCAGTCGTGATCTTGCATCATTTAGAACGGGATATCGTCTTCTGTTAGTTCTTGTCTATCTATTTGTGCTTGGGTTGCAGCGGCGACTTTGTCACTCATACTAACTTCGCCATCAGAAATCATTGGTTCTGCATTATCCCAAACAGGAATAACAAAATCGGCTGGTCTATCCTTCCAACCTAAAAACTTAAATAAAGGTACATTGATGTTTAGTGCTTTTAATTCAATAACTTCATGTGTATTGGTGTATTCAAATACTGGCACTTTGCCTTTATTAGCTTCTATGTCTTTATAAAACTGAACAGCTAACTTTTTAAATGCCTGGTACTCACCAAAACTAAACCTTGACCATAAATACTGCTTACTGTCATTTGTATAAATATTCATACTAAATGCTTCTTTGTAGCCTTCTTCTGGTTTAGGTATTTTTACAAAAGGCACTTCAGAATATTTAGATTCATAAGATCCATTCCACATACCCCATCCAGTTTTAATACTATCTGGGCATATCATTATCTTATCTAAATTAACTACCGCACCACCTGCATACCAACTCTTATCAGCATTTTTATGCATAATAAAACTAGTACCAGTTTCATTTACATCATTTTCAAATATCGTACTCATTCTCATTCTCTCCTTTTAATGTATGGTTTTTGTACCCATACTGTTTATATAAACGCCTTGTAATTGCTCATAATTTCGCAACTTAAAGCTCTCAAAACTTTCATCATTTTCAATTCCCAACAGATCTAAACCAAGGCTAATTCTGTCGTATCTAAGCCTGCAAAATCTGTCAAATTCATCATCATCAAACATGTGATCCGCCCATAATTACTGTCATACGTTCACAAAGTTCTTCCAAAGGACACATGTAAATAGCCTGGTTATCTTTAGGTGCATCAAACATTAGATACATAGGAACAACACAATAGATTGGCTTCCTGTTGTACTTGTAAATAAGTATTGGAATAAAATCATCTCCAGCACTTTTTAAAACTTGATCCCACCAGGTTTGTTTGTATTGATTGGTTTTGCTATCTCCATATCTTTTGCACTCAATACAAAAGTTCTTAAAGTAAATATCAGCCAATCCTGCCTTCCAGCTCTGATCAAAATTCCTGGAAACTCTATCTTCTATTCCAACAACCTCTAAGCACTCATTAATCTTATTAACAATAAGCCTCTCAAAGGCTGCACCTTTAGCTCTGCTGTTAATCTTTTTCATTGATTTCTATACAAGATTAAAGCTGCAACTAATAACAGCATTAAGACTGCCATTGCTGTAGTTGTTACTGGACATAAAATATTAATCATCCTGGTTGCCGAAAGTCTCTATAACTTCTCTGCCGCTTTCATACCTGGTCAACCTGTAATGCTCACCACCACCTTTTTGAAAGTAATGCAGCACTCTATTCTTATCTGCCTTTTCTTCTTGTAATCGTTTCTTCTGGTCCCTTACCGCTTTTTTATATTGACTCATTTGTTTTTATCCAAATCGTGATTGCATATGCCTAATTTGATTAAAAACTCGCCAGCTCCTTCAAGCTTCATATAGTTTTTATCAGCAAATTCTTTTAGTGCTGCATGCATGTCTGGGGTTAGCCAAAGTGCCTTTTTTTCTTTTATACTTTTTTCCATTTTTTTATATACTCTCCATTTTTTATATTATCAGTTTTTATAACTATTTCAATTACAAGTTTGATACTTATATATCAATCTCAATTTTTTTTAGGATGTGTGCTATGACTTCTATAGTCCATCCATTGCCAAGCATCTTATATCTTTGGGTGTTGCTAACGTGATTCGTGTAATTATCTGGCACTGTTTGTAGGCGTTCGCACTCAACAGGTGTTAGTTTTCTCCAGTAGACATCATCATTTATCTTTACTGGTTCTTTTCCACCACCACTATTACCAGCCATCAATGTCGGAGACTTGCCTTCTGGGGAATAAACCCTGCCGCTTGAATGACTTGGATTATTTAATTGTATGATTCCATTTGCTGATACTTTAGGATCATCCTTTAGTGTTTCTTTAAATTTGTTAATTCTATCTTCAGAAAATACTGCTACCTTTGGCTCTCTATGTCCACCACCGCAAGTCGTAAGCGTTGACGATTTGCCATCCTCTGAATAAACCCTTTTTATTTGGTCATGGCCTTTTATGTCTACTGCTATGCCTACTTGTTTGGGGGTGTCGTGGGTTTCTTTCATTATTTTAGGACTATCAGACCTTGCTAATAATGATGGAGATTTGCCCTCTTCTGCATAAACTCTCCTTTGCCTTTCGTTATCTTTTAATATATCTCTTGGTATATCGTGTATTTTTTTAGGTGTGTCGTGGGTTTCTATATACTGCTCTTTATTACCAGCAGTAAGTGTTGGAGACTTACCATTCTCGCTATAAACACGCTGTTTGCTTTCATAAACACCATCTCTGTATTCAAACTCCATAATTTGTTTATCAAAAACATCTGTCTCAATACCAAGAACCTCTTTTAACTTTAACCAAATTTCATCACTTGGTATTGCAAAACTGCTATCAGTTCTAAACCAATGCTCTGCTTTTGTTATTGGTGTATTAGTTTCTTCTGCTATTTGTTTATTAGTCTTACTAGATTCTTTTTTCATTTCTCGCAAAAGATATTGCAAGCTATTTATCTCTACCTCATGCTTTCTTACTTTTACTTGCTCAACATTCATGCCTACTTTGACTGGTTTATCAGTTGGTATCATTGTTCTTTGTTTTCTTTCTATACTATTTTCTGCTATTGCACCATGATAATTTGATGTTAAACAAAAAGACTTATCATCTTTAGTTGTCATCTTTGATAAGTTATTATCCGGATTAGTTTCCAATATATCCCTTAAAACAATTCCTCTTTGTTCAGGTTGTTCTATTCCAGGAATGTTAGTCCAATAATATCTAACTCTATTTTGTGCTGATACTAATGCTGAATTAATCAGTATTGGCTCAACTTCCATGTATTCAGATATAACATCTAAATATTCTTTCTTCATTCTTACATTTTCTAATAAAAAATATTTAGGTTTTAACTCTTTAACGCATCTAACAAACTCAAAAAATAAAGCTGATCTAGGATCATCAAAGGCAAGCTGCTTACCAGCAAAACTAAATCCTTGACATGGAGAACCACCCATAATCAAATCAATCTTTGGTAGTGTAGATAGGTCTAGTTCAGTTATATCACCAACTTGAATAATGTCTGGGTAATTAGCTTCACTAACCTTAATAGCATATTTATCTATCTCACTTGCATAATAGTTTTCTACTTTAATACCCAAACGATCTAATGCTATTCTTCCGCAACTCATCCCATCAAACAAACTTAAAACATTCATATTTTTTATTTCCTTTTTTTACAACTTATATAATTACAAGTTTGATATTTATAATCTATAATCAAAAATGAAGGGCAACTGATAAACTCTCCATATACTCTAATACTCTCTGTTATCTATTGCCCTTCTTCTAAAACTATTCTTTTACCATCTTAATCTTTACATAACCTGCTCTGCGTTCTGGTTGTGCTTTGTATGTCACTTCCTTAACCTGTTCTGATTTAGCTGGCAGTGTCTTCCATTCACATATGTAATTAGCTGCCCTAGCTTTACTATGATTGCCCATAGACATCATTAGATCTGTCATAAGTTCTGCTTCTTTTAGCTTGGCTATCTTTTGTGCTTCTTTTAATGCCTGGATAGTATCAATTAGATCTACAACATCTGCACCCAGGATCATTTCATTTTCATCATTACCAACATCAAATATAGAAGCTGCATGTTCTGGCTTTTCTGGTGGGTAATAGTCTTCTTCATCAACCCTTCTATTAAAGTCATTAACAACATTAGCTAGATCTGTAGCAAACTCTGGATCTCTTTTATAAACATATATTCTTAGATCAGTAGATTGATAAAGAACAATAAGTATTCCATATTCAGCATCTAATATATCCATTGATGTATGTAATTGATCTACACCAAGATATTTAGGCGGCTCACCTACTGTTGGATAATCAGAACTACATTTACATTCAAAAGGTATGTCTCCATTTAGTATCAGCTCATCATGGCCAACTAAATATATGCCTTCATCTGGGTTATGCTTTACTCTTAAATTAACAGCTTTACATCTACCGTCTAAAGATGCTTCAAGGGGAAGGCTTGGGTGTTCTATTTTATAATCTACCTCTGCTTCTAGTTGTGTGATCCCTAGCCTTCTGGCTGCTTCAGTAATTAATACTGGCTCTAATAGATCTCCTGTTGCTTGTCTATTGGTTTGCACAAAATCATCTACTAGCGTTCCGTTCTTTTCTTGTATCGCTTTCTTTAAGCAACCATGCTTATCAAAAAACTTAGATCTATCAAATAATGCACATGTTATTGATGATGTTGCTCTGAACCAGGTTAGTTTACCTACCATTTTAATTCTCCTTATTAATTATGTTATTAATTTCGTATAGAGACTCTCTTACTGCAATAGGCTTGCTATGGCCTACCACTTCAATAAACGTGCCAAGCTCATCTTTATAAAAGGATTTGAATTTACTTACTGGAACATCTAAACTATCTGAACAACCTAATTTGTTAAATCTAACAGTTCTGCCAGGTTGTTTAAATTTATGTAACCTATCAGAAGATTTAGCTAATTTGGTAAAATATATATTATGCGAAGTGATATCACCTAAAAAATTAAGCTCTAGCTGTTTTGTCCCACTGCTACGCTGTTTGTATTTAACTGCTGTTCTACACATATTATTTTTATCGTTTATAACTATCATAAGGTTACATGTCCATTAAGTTGATTTCTTATAGTAAGAGTCTTTGTTGATCTCATCATTATCCCCATTGCCCAGATGTTTAAATTTATGATTCATAGACATAATTTCGTATTGTGCAATATGTATCTTATTTCTTTCTGAATTTGGAGATCTTGAAATCTTGGCAAAAATGTCATGCAATTCCTTAAAATGATCTACAGCATTTTTTATGTGCTGGGAAGTTTCTAAGGGTATTGTTAACCTTTTTACACTTTTTTCATAACTCATATTCTTACTCTCTATTTCAACTTTTATAAATTTATATGTATATTTTTATATTTACAATAGGCTTTTGCAAAAAACATATAACTATCATACGCAAACATTTAGCCTAATTTCTTTAGGGTATTTTCAAAAATACTCTTACCTTTTATATAGTCTGTTTTATAAAAGTCATAATTATCATATTGTGTAAATGCTTTATAATCCTCTAAACCATGCTTTTTAAATAATTTTGCAAGAACCTTTCCAAATATATGTTTAAATGGTTTAGATATGCTTTCAACGGTTTTTAATTTAGAAGCAACGTCAACAATCATAAGAGACTTTAAAAATTTTGTAGGTTTAATAACCTTGGTTCTACTATCCGCACCACATTTATTACAAACTATTAATTTATTTTTTGCTAGATGTTTTATTTTGGCTCTAATGGTATTTTCATTAACCATAAGCGTATTTGCAATAACAGTCATAGTTACATCTTCGCCTTTTAAATCTTGTAAGTAGATAAACTTCATTAAAAAATCAGTCATTTTATCTAACTTAAGACCAGTTTGTGCTTCAAACATATATTGTGCTTTTGATACCTCAACCTCATACTCTGCTACAGTTTTAATAACTTCGCCAAAAGTGTAATCCATATTTATATCCCTAGCTTATTAGCTTTTTTTATAATGTTAGACACGCCCATTGGTGTCCAGGTGTCTTTATTTCTTCTAGTCTTTATGTTTTGTGCCATTAAAGCATTTGCTATTTCTTGTAATGTAACCTTTCCATATTGCTGTATTCTTCTGATCTCTGGAATAATAGATCTGCAATAATCATCTGCCAGTCTTTCCCTGGCTCTCATAGCATTAACTGTTGCTACATCTAAGTTAACAGGGTTTCCTGCCTTCCATCCTGTAGCCTTCTTTTTAGCAATAGCCTTTTTTGATTTTTTTGAAGTAGCTGCAATATGATCTATGCATTGTAGATACATCTGATTGGCATGATATTTAAAAGCACTTGCTCTATGATCTGTAGATCTTATTGAAATAATATACGGATCACTTCCTTCTAGCTTCATGC